CCGCGCCACCCTTGCCGCCGCTGCTGCCACTGCGGCGCTGGCGGCGGCGGGCGTTGCGATGATCCGTTCTGGCCTGCAGACCGTCGATGCACAGGCCAAGATGGCGCAATCTCTCGGCACGACCGTCGCCAGCCTTCAGGTGCTGGAGCGGGCGGGCGATCTGGCGGGCGTATCGATGGGTCAGGTCGAACAGGCCACCGTGCAACTGACGCGACGGCTGAGCCAGGCGGCCGCCGGAACCGGACCAGCGGTCGATGCCTTGGACCGCCTGAACCTCTCAGCCGAAGAGCTGCAGCGCCTGCCGCTCGATGCACGCATCGCGGCCATTCAGGAAGCGCTTGGGCAGTTTGTCCCCGAGGCCGAACGCGCGGCGGTGGCCTCGCAGCTCTTCGGCGACCGCGCGGCCCTGGTGTTCACCCGGATCGACACGGCGACACTGCGCCAGGCGACCGAGGATGTTCTTGCCTTCGGGGTTGTCGTTTCCGAAGCTGACGCCGATCAGATTGAGCGTACCAATGACGCGATCTCGCGTCTCGGCCTGATCTGGCGCGGGCTGTCGAACCAGCTTGCTGTCGCGGCCGCGCCATCCTTGGAGGCGGTCGCGAATGCCATGGCCGCTATTGCCAGCCGCACCGGGCCACTCGGGATCGCGATCAAGGCGCTGTTCGACAACCTCGGGCGGCTGACGACCTATGCCGCGACTTTCGCGGGCCTCATGGCCGGGCGCTGGGTCGCCGGGATGGCAGCGGCGGCTTTATCGGTGCGCGGTCTCGCCACGGCCCTCGTTTTCCTGCGCGGGGCGCTGATCCGAACCGGCATCGGCGCGCTGATCGTCGGCGCGGGCGAGTTGGTCTATCAGTTCACCCGCCTGGTTGAGCGGGTCGGCGGCGTCGGCGAGGCGTTTCGACTGCTGTCTGACCTCGCGTCCGAGGTTTGGGGGCGCATCGGCCTCTCGCTGGACGCAGCGCTGGCAAGGATGGCGGCAGGCTGGGAGGGGATGAAAGCCACGGCGCTGACTGCTCTCGATGGTGCCATCACCGGCGTTTTCAGCTTTGGCGACCGGTCGGTGGCTGTGTTCCAGGGCGCGTTCGATGCGATGAAGGCGATCTGGGGTCGGCTTCCCGGTGCCATCGGTGATTTCGCGTTTCAGGCTGCAAACGGGCTGATCAGTGGTGTCGAGTCGATGCTGAACGGTGTCGTTACCCGCATCAACGGTTTCATCACGACGCTGAACGCGGCACTGGATCTGCTCCCCGAATGGGCGACCGGCGAAGGCGGGGTGCGGATCGGCACGCTCGATCCGGTGACGCTCGGAGGGATCGAAAACCGGTTTGAAGGTGCAGCGACGGCGGCGGGTGTCGCCGCAGGTGATGCCTTCTCCGCCGCGCTGTCGCGCACTTATCTTGAACCACACGATCTGGGGCTTGGCGCGATGGGCGACGACGCCCGCGCCCGCGCCGACGGCTATCGCGAGGCGGCGGGAATGCTCGCAGATGCCGCTGGTCGCCCACTGGCAAGCTGGCAAGCGCTGCGCGACGCGGTAACCGGCAGCGGGGTGGAGGCTGAAGCCGCACTGGCCGATGCTGCGGCATCTGCGGATGCGCTCGGGCTGGAATTGGACGAGACTGCCGCCGCTGCCGGTGGTGCAGGAGCCGCCGCACGCGCTGCCGGGGCGGCAGCAGCAGAGGGCGTGGAGCAAGCCGCAACAGGCTGGGGCGCAGTCACCGCAGCGCTCGCCGACTATGCCGCCAAGGCCCGCGATATTGGTGGCGATATCGGCCAGACACTGGTCGGCGCATTCCAAAGCGCCGAGAACGCGGTGGCCACTTTCGTCAAAACCGGCAAGCTCGACTTCCGCGACCTCATCACGTCGATGATCGCCGATCTGGCCAAGCTGGCGGCCCGCCGCTTCATCCTCGGACCTATCGCCGATGCCCTCTCGGGCGTGCTGGGCGGTGCGGGTGGATTGTTCGCCGATGTCCTGCATGGCGGTGGCACGGTCGGATCGCCCGGCCCGGGACGCATGGTGCCAGCCATGGCCTTCGCCGGTGCCCCGCGTATGCATTCCGGTGGCTGGGCAGGCATCAAACCAGACGAGGTTCCGGCGATCCTGCAGCGCGGCGAGCGGGTGCTGTCGCGTCGGGAAGCCGCTGGCTACGGCCAAGGACAGAGCGTTGCACCGAATATCTCCGTCACAATCAACGCGCGTGATGCCGAAAGCTTCCGGCAATCGCGCACGCAGGTGGCGGCCGACATCGCCCGCGCCGTGTCGCTGGGCCGAAGGGGCATGTAATGGCGTTTCACGAGGTTCGGTTTCCCGACAACATCAGTCGCGGCGCGCGGGGCGGCCCGGAACGACGCACCCAGATCGTTGAACTGGCATCCGGCGACGAGGAACGTAATGCCAGCTGGGCCAACAGCCGGAGGCGGTTTGACGTCGCCTACGGCATCCGCCGCGCTGACGATCTGGCGGCGGTCGTCGCCTTCTTTGAGACCCGGAACGGCCGCCTGCACGGGTTCCGCTACAAGGATTGGGCCGACTACAAATCCTGCCTACCATCACAACCGGTTGCCGCCACAGATCAACCCATTGGAACTGGCAACGGCGCTGTCACAACCTTCGCGCTCCTGAAACGCTACACCTCCGGCGCGCAAAGCTGGACCCGCGCCATCGCCAAGCCGGTTGCAGGCAGCGTCCGTCTTGCCCTGAATGCGGTTGAGCAGATGACCGGCTGGAGTATCGATACCACGACCGGCAGCGTGATCTTCAATACCGCCCCCGGTGCGGGTGTCGCAATCACGACAGGCTTCGAATTCGACGTGCCCGTCCGCTTCGACACCGACATGCTCGACGTCACCCTTGATGTTGAACGGCTGGGATCAATCACCTCCATCCCACTGCTGGAGATCCGCAGATGAAATCGCTCTCCCCTGCGCTGCAGACGCATCTGGACGATGGCACAACCACTCTGTCTTGGTGCTGGCGGATTTCGCGCGCGGACTGTGTGGCGCTGGGCTTCACCGATCATGATCGCACCCTCAGTTTCGATGGCACTGAGTTTGAGCCAGAAAGCGGGTTTGCCGCGTCGGAAATCCGCTCAGGCTCCGATCTGGCCGTCGATGCGCAGGACGCGAGCGGCGTGCTGACCTCGGACCGGATCACCGAGACTGACATTCTCGACGGGCGCTGGGACAATGCTACGGTGGAGCTCTGGCGAGTGAACTGGTCCGACACCAGCCAGCGGGTGCTGCTGCGGCGCGGTGCAGTGGGGCAAATCCGGCGCGGGCGCATGGCGTTCGTTGCCGAAGTGCGATCCTTGGCGCATGTGCTGGGCCAGACCGTTGGGCGGACGTTTCAGGCGGGCTGCGACGCGGCGTTGGGCGATGCGCGGTGCAAGATCGATCTGGAAAACACCGTCTACAAGGGTGCGGGCGTGATCACGGAACTGTTGCGCGACCGGGCGTTCCTGGCTTTGGGGCTGTCGGCATTCGAGGCGGGCTGGTTCACCTCCGGCACGATCACCTGGACGACCGGTGCCAATGCCGGGCGGATCACCGAGGTGCTGGCGCATGATCTGGCAGACAGCGTCACGACGCTAACCCTGCTGGAAGCGCCGGTGCGCCCGATCAGTGAGGGCGACAGCTTCATCGCACGAGCGGGCTGCGACAAGCGCATCGCCACCTGTGGAGCGAAGTTCGCCAATACCGCTAACTTTCGCGGGTTTCCGAACATTCCGGGCCAAGATGCCGTGGTGCGCTATGCCAGCCAAGACGGCGGCCATCAGGGGAACGTGTTGTGATGACCGCCGATCCCGTCCTCGTTGTCGCCACAGCGCGGTTATGGCTGGGCACGCCCTATCACGATCAGGCGAGTCTGCGCGGGGTCGGCTGCGACTGCCTCGGGCTGGCACGCGGCGTCTGGCGCGAGGTTGTAGGAGACGAGCCTTTCCCGATCCCACCATACAGCCGCGACTGGGGAGAGACAGGGCCGCATGAGGTGCTGGCGAACGGTGCCGCATCGTTGTTGATCCCGATTGCAATGAGTGATGTCGGTCCGGGTGCATTGATCCTGTTTCGCATGACCCCACGCGCCTTTGCCAAGCATGTCGGGATTCTGACCACGCCTGATAGTTTCATCCATTCCTACGAGCACCTCGGCGTCGTCGAGGAAGTCCTGACCCCTGTCTGGCGGCGGCGCATTGCCTTCGCTTTCCTGTTTCCACCCTCGCGCAGCATCTGAAAGTCCTCACATGGCAACGCTCGTTCTCGGCGCAGTTGGTTCCGCGATCGGTGGCTCTATCGGCGGCAACCTGCTTGGCATAAGCGCCGTCACCATCGGTGGCTTTATCGGATCGAGCGTAGGGTCGCTGGTCGACAACTGGATCGTGTCCTCCCTCGCGCCCGCTCAACGCATCGAGGGCGCGCGCCTTGACGGGTTGCGGATCACCTCCGCGACCGAAGGGGCCGTGATCCCGTGCCTCTACGGCCGGATGCGCATCGGCGGCAATATCATCTGGGCCACCGATTTCCGCGAGGAGACGAGGACCACAACCCAAGGCGGCGGCAAGGGTGGCGGGGGCGGCAAAGTCAAGACGACCGAATATTTGTACTACGCCTCCTTCGCCGTCGCCTTGTGCGAGGGCGAGATCACCGGTATCGGCCGCGTCTGGGCCGACGGCAAACCGATGGATTTGACCGGCGTCACCTGGCGCTGGTATCCCGGCAACGAGGCGCAGGGCCCGGACCCGTTCATTGCGGCGAAGATGGGCGCGGCCAACACCCCCGCCTATCGCGGCACCGCCTATGTGCTGTTCGAAGAACTGAACCTCAGTGGTTTCGGCAATCGACTGCCTCAGGTCAGCTTTGAAGTGTTCCGGCCGCTGGCTGATGCGGATACCGCCGAAGGGCTGGTGAAGGCGGTGACATTGATCCCGGCCTCCGGCGAGTTCAGTTATGCCACCGCGCCGGTCAAGAAATCCCCCGGCGCTGGCGGCACAACCGTCGCCGAGAACCTGAATGCGATTTCCGACACGGCCGACATCGTCGTGGCGCTGGATCGTTTGCAATCCATGGCACCGGCAGTGGAAAGCGTCTCCCTCGTCGTAGCGTGGTTCGGCGATGATCTGCGGGCAGGCAATTGCAAGGTCCGTCCCGGCGTCGAGGTTGCGGCCAAATCTACGACCCCTTCGGCCTGGTCGGTGAATGGCGTCAGCCGCACCAATGCGGTTCTGGTCAGCCGCGACGGCGAGGACCGCCCTGTCTATGGCGGCACGCCTGCTGACTTTGCGGTGGTGCAAGCGATCCAGGAGATGAAGGCGCGTGGCCTGCGTGTGACCTTTTATCCGTTCATCCTGATGGATGTGCCGCCCGGAAACGTGCTGGCGAACCCCTACAGCGACAACGCGGCCACGACCGGTCAGCCCATCTTCCCGTGGCGGGGCCGGATCACCTGTTCCCCGGCGGCCAATTATGCCGGGACCGTGGACAAGACCGCCACGGCCGCCGCGCAGGTTGCAGCCCTGTTCGGCACAGCAACACCTGCCAACTTCAGCGTTTCTGGCGAGGCGGTCAGCTGGACCGGCCCGGTCAGTGAGTGGGGCCTGCGCCGCATGGTGCTGCACTACGCCCATTTGTGTAAAGCTGCGGGCGGCGTCGACGCCTTTCTGATTGGTACCGAGATGCCCGGTCTGACCACGATCCGCAGCGGGGCCGCGACCTATCCGGCGGTGCAGGCCTATCGCGATCTGGCAGCCGCCGTTCGGTCGATCCTCGGCGCTGAGCCCAAGATCAGCTACGCCGCCGACTGGTCGGAATACTTCGGACACCAGCCGGGCGACGGCAGCGGCGATGTGCTCTTTCACCTCGACCCGCTCTGGTCGGACGCGAACATCGATTTCATCGGCATCGACAATTATATGCCGCTGTCTGACTGGCGCGATGGGTTCGATCATTCTGATGCAGCACTGGCTCCGGCGATCTATGATCGGGGCTATCTTCAGTCGAACATCAACGGCGGTGAGGGATTTGAGTGGTTCTATGCCAACCCGTCTGATCGCGCTGCACAGCTTCGCACACCCATCACCGAT